CCCGCTTGGTAGCGGGCGTAGGGTTTTATGTACGGTTAAAAATCAGTCTAAAGTGTAAATTTGACCGGGTGTTTTAACCTTTCCAGTTTCTCGGGCGTTAAGTGCTAATGAGTTATAAATACCTATGCTGATTTGATCATCAATCTGCTGTAGCGCGTGATGTTTTACACACTCAGCCGCCGATGAATTACCAAGCCTAATCAAGGCTTGTTCGGCTTTATCATATAGCTTGCTAATACGCGCTTTATGTTCGTCACTACCACTTTGGTTTATCGGATTAATTTTGGCACGTAAATTAACTAGATACTCATTTACCGTTTTTGATTTAGTCATGGCAACCTCTTATTAAATCTAAGTATGATAGCAAATTACAAACCTCCAAAAGCAGCGGGCAGATCTTCATTGACCAGTTTTGCTAGTAGATTGAAATATCGCTCGATCTGGCCGTCTGTCATTTTGTAGATTTCTAAAAAAGTAAGGTCGGCTTCAACATCGTACTTAATAGGTTTGGCAACCAGTGATAACTGCACGGTAAATATTTGGTCGCCAAGCGTTTGAACGGGTAGCGCATCACCAACGATACGGCATTCGTACCATTGGTGGTCGATATCATCAAGTAGTAGGTATGCCAAAAATGGCAAGCCTTCGTAGGCGCGCATAAACTTCAGAAAGTAGTCCCACTGTGCACGGGTGCATTTATAAGTGACATTAGGGCGATGAACTTTACCCACGCTGTCTTTGCGCTCACGAGGTAAGCCGACAATGGTTTCAGTGCTGGTCACGCTACGCGCGAGGCTAAAGTTATAGCCATCACGCTGCGGTTTTAGCATGAGCTTGGGCATTTCAGTCATTTTGTTATCCCAAATTACGCTGTAGGTGATAGTTGTTTTTTAGGGCCTTATTAAATTGGCTATACTCGTTGTTGACGTGCTGTGGCAGCTGCTTATTAAGCTCCTCGCCAACAATCACACGAATACGGCCATCATCATCTACGCGGTGCGATACAGGGACACCTGCATGGTTTTCGATAGTCATATTGATGACTGGGGCGGTTTTGCTATGGTAGCTGTCTGTATTGTCCAAAAACCGACTCAGCTTACGATTATCATCAGGCTTCACTACGCGCTCGTCTTTATCAAGGAACCAGGTGCCTTCCCGCGGTACGTTTGCAATACCATTGTGGGCTTGGCCGCGTAATGACGGCGGTGCTAGTGCCTGAATAGCAGCAGGAATAATACCTGTTTGCAATGTGGTAGTAGCTACGGCGCCAAGGTTAGCGGGGAAGGGCGCTGAACTCCACGCTTTAGCAATAGCTGTAAAGCTAGCTGATTGAGCCGAAACAAAATCATAAGCTTTTTGGATGGCAAACATTGCTTTATAGCCGCGGCTTGATTCGCCTAACACCATGCCAAACATAGCCGCGATAGAGCCGACCGTTTGCGCTTGCTTTTGCAACTCCATATCTTGAATACTTTGATTGTATTCTTCGGTCAGCTTCACACGCGCAGCATTGGCCTGTGCTTTTTTGGCGGTGTGCATATCCTCAAACGTATTGACGATAGCCATCTTATTTTCATAAGCGACACGCAGCTTGTCAGCTTCAGTCTGCGGCTGATTAATCTCTAATCCACTAAACGCATTAGCCGCGCTTTTCTGATCAGCCTCAAACTGCTCAAACCTTTTCTTGATGGCATTGGTAGCAGCTAACTGCTTAGCTAGCCCTTCAACTGCCCGCGTTTCATCAAGCAGCTGCTGTACCCGTTCACCGCTAGCGTTTTTAAATCTATCGGTGTATAAAATATCGTACTCAAGCGACGCAACTTCACTACTATTATTAAACAGTGCGCGTTTTTTAATCATTGCATCGATACTGCTTTGCACTGAATTATTAGCACTGGCTAGCTCTTTTGTAAGCTCAAGTTTTTGAGTGAGATTCCGTAGCTCGTCTGTATTAGCGCCTCGGTATTTTCCTACACTAATATCGTAATCAAGTGCAGCTAAAGCACTGTCAGTACCGAATAGCGCAATCTCACGCTTTAGATTTGCAACACCATCTTGCACAGCTTTTACCGCATCGGCTGCCATTTTTTGTGCTTCGGTGACGACCGCTTTTTTGCCTTTCTTGATACCGTTAGCCATACCTTCAGCGGTTTGCTCACCGACTTTCTTCATGACCCGTGATGGCGAACGAATATCAAGTACACTTTTGGCTTTAGCGACCGCGCTTGATGCCATGCTGCCAATAGCTGTAGCAACACCGCTTGCGCCTTGCTTAATGCCGTTAATCAAACCGTTGACTATATCTCTACCGACTTGCAGCATACGACCGGGCAATTCTCTGAGCGTAGTCACGATGGTGTTTTTGATATTAATAATTGCGCCGCGGGTGTTAGCCACACCTCTATCCCAAGCCGCTTGCATGGTCGCAACCGTGTTCAAGACATAGCTTTTTATCTTATTAAACTCAGCATTAAGCCCAGCACTGATAGCAGCCCAGTTTTTAACAACTAGATAGCCACCAGCCGCGATTAAGGCGATGGCTGCCACAACCGCAAGTATTGGACTGGTTAAGACAGCTAGTGCAGCATTGAACGTCCAAGTTGCTGCGGCGCCTACACCCGCCGCCACTGACCAACTTGCGGTTGCCACAGTCATCACACCTGCTTGCACCGCTGCCGCTGCTGCCTGTACTTTCAATAGTATCAATGGCGCATTTGCTGCAATCAAAGCCACTGTAAGCGCACTTACTGCTACGCCTAGCGCAATAAAAGCAGGTTGATTCTCACTAACGACACGTTTTATTTCATCCCAGTTTTGATAAACCAAGGCGCCTGTCGCAAGCAATATACCAAGCCCTAGCACTGTTAGACCCATCGTAGTGCCTAATGCGGCGTAGGCGAGCTTTAAACCGTCAACAGTAGTTTTTGCTGCCGTAAATCCATCAACTGCTAGCTTTAGACCTAAAACCGTGCCAATTAATGCCCCGCCAATAAGTGTAATTTGCTGAATCAGTTCAGGATTTGCAGACACCCATGTGCCGACAATTGCGACCATAGGAGTCATCTTTAGCAGCAATTCATTTAATGCAGGTATAAAGGCATCGCCAAGACTCGCCACCACTCCATCTATATTGTTTTTGATTAGGACCATTTTATTGGCAGACGTTGCGCTGATTTTCTCAAACTCAACATCCATTGAACCAAAATAATCCTTGGTTGTATTGACAGTCTCACCAAGCATTTCCCAGTTGTTTTCTAGTACGCCGACACTGCCTGCGAGCATCGTTATATCATCGCCAAATTCTTTACCGATAATTAAGGCGTTCGTGCCGATACGTTTTGACTGCTCTAGCTTATTGATAGCCTCAAGATAAGTAATAATGGCCTGCTTACCATCGGTTGCGACCAGCTTACTAAAGTCATCAATATTTAACCCCAACTGCTCAAAGCCGATTAATTGAGACTTGGTGGCATTGTCCAGTGTAGAAAATGAAGTTAATAATGAATTGACCGCCGTAGAAGCAACCTCGGCAGGCTTACCCATGGCAATCAATGCGCCGGTCAAGCCTAACGTTGCGTCCTCTGACAAGCCAAAGACTTTAGCGACACCACCGACACGTTGCAGTGAATCAATGAGCTGGGCGGCGGTAGCAGGGGTGTTGTTTGATAGCGTATTAATCGCATCGCCCAGACGGTCGATATTTTCAATAGGTATCTGAAACACGTTAGCAATTTTTGCCATACTGTCAGCGGCTTGCTGCGCTGGTATATCAAAAGCAACACCCATCTTTGCCATGACTTCGGTGAAGTGAACCAAGTCTTTTTCTGCGATACCCAATTGACCGCCGGTAGCGGTAACAGCGGCCAGCTCTTCAAAAGTCTGCGGTATCTGCGTTGTCAGCGCCTGTAGCTCTTTACGCATATTTGCCAAGCCATTGCTTGAGGCAAAGTCTACAGTCTTATCAATCTCAGCCATCGAGCTTTCAAACGACATCGCTGTCTTTAATGATAATGCACCCATACCGGCAAGCGCTGTACCAACAACCAATGCCGCCTTGGTGGCGCTCTTACCTATTTGCCCAAAACTGGTGCTAGAGTTTTCTCGCGCTCGCCTGAGCTCATTATTATATCTGGCAGTATTTGCCTCCATAATAATTTGGATTCTACTCAATACCGACGCCATATCGCCACCCTATGATTAATTGTGATTGTTTTGCTGATTGACTTTTGATTTTAGGAAGTCTTTTAGCGCGGCTGCTTGAGCTTGTGCTTGCTGTTTGGCGTCTTGTATCCGTTGCTGTTCTTTTTGTTCAGGCGTTTGCAAGTTATAATCAAACAGCATAAAGTCTTCGACGCTTAGCTTTTCCTCACCGCCATAATTCTGCTTGCGCAAAGTGGCAAACTGTATATCTAAAAACTTCCCACCGAACGGCTCTACGTACTCATAAAATGCTTGCCACTCTGTTAGCTCTTTTGATGTGATGTTGTCATCAATCCAAGCCACCGACTTGCTCAAATGAGCGGCAAGTCGAAACTTAAATATACGTAGCGGGTGGGCGATTAGTTTTTTGCAGCTTCTTCTTTTGCCTCTGGTTGCAGGGCGTTGATGTCGCTTGATGCGTCGAAGACTTTTGACACAATGGCAGATGGAAAGCCTTTGACCATTTCCAAGTCGTCATCGTTAAACTCTAAAACACCATTTTCATCACACACTGAGTAGATAAATATCACAGCGCGGACGCCGTTGTTTTTTTGCTCTTTTTGCATTTGACGCTCTAAGCCTTCACGCTCAGCAGCAGTCATCACCTTAATAAACACTTCACCAAGGTCGGGAATCTCAATGGATTTGACGCTGGTTTTTAACTGCATAAAGTCTGCTTTGCTCAGGATTTTTCTTGATTCTTTTGTGCTCATATTGCTGCTCACTTATTAGTTAGGGATAATAAAAAAGGAAAATAAAAAGGCGTAGAGCCGGTTAGACCACTACACCTATAAAATTATTGCGCGAAAACCAACGACTAGACTGTTGGTGTTACTTCTGAGCTGATAACCAATACGCCTTCAACTTTTAGCATGTCCTTTTGCTCAGCGACCAAGTTAAACTCTTTGATCATACCGTCAAAGATAAAGCCTTCA